TACTTGAGGGAGCTATACCATCGGATACAAACTGGGAGCCTACACCTCCTAGTATTGCTCCTATACCCGCCATAGATGTTAAACTAAGCCCCGCAGTAGGTATAGCTAATGCTATTGCGGCCATAGCTATAATACCTCCTACAATAAATAAAGTTGCTTGTAAAACACTATTTAATTTTTCTACAGCAGATGCTAATTTTTCTTGGACACTTTGAGCCTTTGCTCCTTCTTTCATAGATTCAGCATCAATACTTAAACCCTCTTTTTTTGAAGCATTAATCGCAGATTGTTTGTCAAGTGAAGTAGCTAATTGGTCCGCGGTCATACCCACAGCACCTGCTAAAGATTGTTGAGCTAACACATTCATATTTTGGAAATCTGCTAGAGTTCCAACTTGCTCTATCATAGAGGCTACAGCTTCATCACTTTTACCTTGAAGGGCTAGGGATCTCGCTCTTTCTAGATTTAAATCCCTACCTATCATTAATTCTGCCTGGAGTTCTTTTTCAATAGAACTTTCAAAATCTAACAGTTGTCCAGCGATTCCAGCTATGTCACTCATTTCAACTCCTAAAGTTTTAGCAGTTGCTACTGCTTTAACTAATCCATCAGGTGTTCTCATAAGGTTTGCCCTTAATTGTCCTGATATTTTATTTGCGCCTTCTAATACTGAATTGAAACTTAATTGGACCCCTGATTGGTTTTGGATTGAGGCTACAGTTTCAGCAGAAATGTCTAATAAATTCTCGGCGTTTATCCCAGTAGATAATACTTGTTTTGCAAAACCTGCTGCAGCTTCTGCGGATAATTTATTTCTCTTTACTAAAGAGTTTGCAGTTATTAACAAATCATCACTGTATACTGTCTGTATGCCTAACTCATTATTAATATTTTGGTTGGCTTCAGTTAAAGATTCAACATTAGCTGTCAAATCCGAGGTGGACATTGCTATGGATGCAAACTGATCGTTTAATTTTCTACCTTCGTTGAAACTTAAACCAAAGTTTCTTCTTAAGTTTGCTATGTTAGTATCCGCTCTTGCAGCTGCTTTGACTACTTGGGAGAAGATTGCGGATAAAACATCACCCTTAGAAATAGCCCCTGTTAAGTTTGTTCCTAAAGTTTTGAACTTACTTGAAATACTCCCTGAGGATTTTAATGTTTCTTTCAGTTTTAATTTATCTGATAGACTCCCAAAACCTGATTTCCTTAATAAGGATTCTGCCCCTTTAAGGGTATTTAATAAAATACCTCCAGACTGTTCTTGTTTTTCTGCTTCTAGTCTTTTTTCTTCTGCTAATTTGACCTGTAATTTACCAAATTTAACAATATCTTTTAATGATTTTATCTCATCCTTAGAACTACCAGCAGACTTAATTTTATCATTAAGTATTTTAGTTGCTACTTCAGACTGGTCTTCAAGGGTTTTGAGTTGTTTTGCACTTAATTTTTCAGAAGATGTTTCATTAGCTAATAATTTATCACTAATGGATCTAAGTTTACGAGCATTTGATATTGCTACACTACGTGCATCATTAGTTTTACCTAAATCTGCTAAATTTCCACTAATAATACCACTAATACTAGAAAAAGCATTTTCTTCTTGTTTTAGTAAATCTAGTTGTTCTTTTAAAAGAGAATTTTGTGTATTTAGATTATCTATATTTTTAGACATGGTATAAGGTATATGTTATAAATATGGGGAAGGAGTATTATTTATAACTGGTATTTTTCTTAAAATCGGGAGGGGATACTTTACCTTTAGAATCTAATAGGTTTTTTTGGTTTTTTGGTTTTAGAGCTTGTTCCTCTATTTCTTTTTGTTTTTTATAAAAATCATCAATTCTACTAAAAGTAAACTTTCTTAACCATATAGGCATATTATAAATAGTATTCCAATCATAACCTCCGTTACCATGGAATACTATTTCGTGAATTTGAGTAAAAAGTTGTTGTCTAATTTGAGGTGCTATCTCAGTCGTTAGGCCAAAAAAATGTAAGCCCAATTGGGATATCGACTCTATCTTCGCCATCGGAGGGAAAAAAAGTTAAATCTACATCAGGTTGGATTTGTTTAACATAATTTCTTAAAGCTTTAGCATCTTTTGCAAGTAGATAATTATCTACAAAATCTCTAATGGTTTGTGAGTCCTCTTCACCATCAATCGAAGTTATCATATGTTTGAGTCTGGTAGTGACTTCAGGGGATGAGTTTTTATTAAGTTTTTTTAGTCCTTTTAACTCATTTTTGATATTTTGTTCATCTTTATGAGTTAAAATTTTAAATTGAAGGATTGATTTTGTAGTAGGAAGTGTAAAGTTGAAAATATTTACACCTTCAACATATAAAGACTCATCAAGTGGTTTGTCTTTTATATCAGTTAAATCAATTGAGTGTTCTTCATTATTGTAGTTAAATTTGTAATCTTTACCATATCCTAAAATTCTAGCGGCTACTAGTATAGCATTTTTGTCTCCCACTAATAAATCATTATAATTAATTTTAGAAATTATAAGAGATTTGAATAATCTATCAAAAACTGTACCATCTGCTATGTAAGCTTGGTTAGTTAAAATATCTTCTTCCTTAGCAGTCATATATTTCATTTCAATTTGACCACTTGATAAGGGATTGTTTTTGGGGTAAAGTAGACCTTTAGAAGGTAAATCTACTATTTCAGTAGGGAGTTTGAATTCAGCCATAATCTATTTTAGATAACTTATTAATTTATTATACATATTAACATAAAAAAAAGCTTACCCGAAGGCAAGCTATTTTTAAAAATATTTTTGTTTTTTTTAGAAATTTAAAACACAATAATCTGGTTGTACAGTCATGGTTATTTCTTGGGCTGCGTTTTCAGAATCCCATCCATAATCTCCAAAACTAACATCTGTAATTAAAGCACCTTTAACTACCCATTCGGATACAACATCACCTACAGGACCTAAAGCATTGAAAGTAATATCTTTTTTATAGAAATCACTATAACCATCTCTACCTGTTACTGATTCATGGTGCAAACGAACCCATTCCATTACAGATTGAGCACCTGATGGTGTAATAGGGTCAAATAAAGTAAATTGAATTGTATTCCATTCAGTTTTACCTTTCACGTAACGTGAAACGTTAATATGATTTAGTTTTACTGTACCTTGTGTTAAAGAAACAGCTCCCATTCCCTTTACAGTATACGCAGGGATACCATCTATATAGGCGATAAATCTATTAGGTTGTTTAGGCTCAAAAGCCGTGTAAAATATTTCGTTTGGATCTAATATTGCCATTTTATGTGTATATTATTTTATTTTATTATAAATATATTAACCTTTATCCCTTATGCTGGGAATGTTGCCCCAGTTGGTAATACATTGAAATCTAACATGATAAACTCTGCTGTTTTAGTTGGTTGGATAAAAATCTGTCCTACTAATTCATTTCTATCTATAACATCAGGTGTATTATTTGTATCATCCATTACTACTTTAAAAGCGTATAATCCTTGACGTTGTTGAACACTTTCTAAGTATGGGTTAACTTGTGAAAGGAAGGAATTTCTTGTAGTATTAGTATTTTGTTCAAATACTAAATTATCTGAAATTTGAGAAATATACCCTTTAAGAGCGATTAATAATCTACGAACATTAATACGGTCAAGTGCTGAAGCACGTTTTTGTAATGTTTTTTGTCCGAATACTACTACTCCTTGTGATGGGAATGTAGCTATTGGGTTAATATTAGCATCGTATAAAGTATCTCTATTTCCTGCTGTTAATTTTCTTTCAGCTTTAACTACTTGTCCTAATCCACCTCTTGTAATTCCCGCAGGTGCGAACCATGGATCTGAAGAAGCATCGGTAAATGCAAATACCCCAGGGATCATTGTAGATGCAGGTACAAATACTAAATTACCTGTGTTTGGGTCAATGGTTTGTAACCATGGCCAATATGTAGCTGCATAGCTATTATCAAACCCACTTGCAGCGGTTGTTGCATGAGAAACCATTGAACCATATCCTACTAAATCAATAATAGATAATGAATCTCCTCTAGATATTGAATTATTTACTAGATTAGTAATTTGAGTTAATTGATCTGTTTTATTTAATCCTGGTACTGTAATTACATTATATTTGTATTCGTCTACATTAGACATTAATGAAATTGCGGTATCGTAATCAGTTCCTATTAAACCTTGAACATCAGCTGAACCTGTAGCATCTTGGTAAAATTTAGCTAGTCTGCCTGTAGGAATATTTGAACCTCCTGCGGCACCAAATGAACCTGATGATAATTGTGGGATTGATCCTGTAAATGTGTTTTTAGCTATTCCATTATTATCAAAGTAGTTTGGAGTATTAAAGTTTACTTGTTTTACTCTAACATATCTTGAGGCATTAGGGTAGGTTCCAGTTTCTTGGATGTAATAGTCTGTACCATCAGATGCCGGGGATTTGGATGTATCTCCAATTATTTTGGAAATGTAATTTGATGCATAAGGGTCAAGAGATAAATTATTGTATTGTTCTAATACTACTTTTTGTTTAATATTATCATCTCCTCTACGAACCAATAAACTAAAAGTTCCATTATTTATGTTTGAACTAGCTATTTCCCATCTTACATTATGTTTAGACCCCGAAATTAAACCACCATTAGTTAGATTTGCGCCTGTATTATTCATAATTTCTCCTTCAGATAAAGTTTCCAATATAAAAGGGGATAAACCAGCACCTGGGTTACCAGCTGAAGCTGTTGGGATTAATGA